CCGACGCGTTGTGCCAGTTCGTAAACTCCCGGGACTGGATAGCGATGCGAGTTCTCGCTCTACAGCGCTCTCACCCAGTGCTTTGAGTGTCGGCTTGCCGTGGGGGAAGGCTCCCAAATCTAACGCGCTTTTAACTTCTTCCTGGCCACCAGCCATCCTCACTAACTGTGATAGAGGATATGTTGATAGCTCGTCGTTTTCCCACAGCCAATAAACGAACTCTCGAAATGCAGGATGGTACTCTGCCGCTAATGCTTGTTGCCTCCAACGTATGCTGTCGTCAGCTGGTTTCCACCTTCTATGTAGACGCTCATACGATAGCATCCCATTTAACACCCTGAAGATGGGTCGGATCCCCACATTTACGTCGTCAACACGATAATCCTTATGGTGCACATTCTGTAGAAAGTACACGATTCGGCTAGAAACGCCTCCTTTATCACTGGAAATCCGCATTCCGAGTGATTCAATGATTTCGACTATCGATTCGAGGGACCATGGTTTCGCAAAGGCGTGCACTCCATCGTCACCTTGCACTAGTGAATGCGTGATGGGGTTCTTCATTCGGTACTCACAGATGCGAAACTCAAGTAACTGCACTAAGCAGTCAATTAGGTTTGTTAACCCACTGCCAGATGGCACGCCACCTCGTCGACCCTCCAGAATCCCTTCTGGAGTCCACAGGCCTGTGGTGAGAAAGGCCTGCTCGCAGATATCAATCAGCCAGTGCCATTGAGTAGGAAACCAGCTCCTAATGACGTCAAACGCCATGTTGATAAGTTCCAGTGGAACTGAAGCATCGAACCCTGAATAATCAACACTTAATATGTCGCCATTGGCGGTACTGAGAACTTCAGTCACAGCTCGATTCACAGTATCCTGGTGAACCCAGGCAGCAAACTCACTCCTATTCCGTAAGGCGTGAAGCATCGGAATCTGTAACATAAGCTCTAGCAATATAATTGCATGGCTGTAACCCCACACAGTTCGTTGCTTAGGAATCAAACCCCATCCACGAGGCTGACCCCGCCAGTACATCAACGCGGGAGGAATCAGGTTAACTTTCCGCGCGAGTAAGATCTCCCGAGCCAGGGTGAGACTACCAATCTCCTGTTCTCGTCCCTTCCGGAAATAGGGATATCCCTGGTTCGTACTCTTTGGGGCGGACTGAAAGGCTGTTTCTAGGGAGGCAGGTTGTAGTTTTCGCGGCACCAAGCCAGCTACAGCATTTACTGCAAAGTCTATCTCATCCCTTGAGATTCTCAGTCTCTTCTGTTGGAAGTAGGAATAAAC